TGACTGCCGTCGGAAACTCGCTCAGGCTTGGAGTTTCCGCATAAATTCGGAATTCATGAATCTTAAAAAACGTGGTTGGAATGTCGCTTTTTGCACGCTTACTTATCGTGATGCAGATTTGCCTACTATCCCTCCTGAATGTTTTGTTAGCGATTACAAATCTATTCCTTGCTTTAATCGTTCTCAAGTTCGTGAGTGGATAGATGATGTACGCCAGTATTGTAAGTATCATTTCGGTTTTGTGAAGGATAAGGACACTGGTGAGGATAATAGAATACGTTATTTTATAGCTACGGAACTAGGCACCCTTCGCCATAGGCCACATATGCACGCCATTTTGGCGTGGCCTAATTCTGTAAGCTATGAAAAAATGCATTCTATTTGTTCCGAAAAGTGGACTCATGGCTTTCTGTTCCCTCGTCGGCCTGAAGGTGATGGAAAATGTCTTTCTTTTGAAGTGATAGGCGATGCGTCTAAATGTTTTACTTACATTTCAAAGTATGTTTGTAAGGATTTGGAACTTGATAAGCTCCAAACTGGTTCAATTTTTTATTCAAGGAAAAAGGATTATGAAGAAAATTCTAATGAAATGTGCTATTATCGTCTTTGGCGAAATTGTCAATCATTTCATATTCAAAGCCAGTCGCTCGGTTTGGAAGCGATAAAGAATCTCTCTGATGACGAAAAGATGGATATATATCGTCATGGTATGTATTTCAGTGCTGACAAGAACGCTAAGCCCCAGCAAGTGCCTATCTATATTAAGCATAAGCTTATTTTTGACCCTTACTATATCTATGATGAGAATGGCAAACGCTTGGTCAGGCGCAAGGCTAACGCTTTCTTTCTCGCTCATGCGCATGAGATTTTTGACGCTAAGGCTGAATTTTATCAGCAATATTGCTGCTCGTCTGAATCGGTCGCATATTATAAAAATCGTGGTTTAACTGATTCTCAATCTTCCTTGATTGCATCTAAGATTCAAAAGCTCCGTGCACGTGTTGATGAGTATCATATGGATTTGGTGACTGATAACAAGATGGGAAAGATGTATTTGGCTTATCATCGTGTCAATCCCCTTTATTGTTATGATATAGAATTGTGTAATCAATGGCTTTTGCGTTATTCGCCTGATGCTTCTTTAACTCCTTCTATCCGTACGGATTTTTTGTTTTGGCACCTCTGCGATTTGCAAGCTTACTGGTCTGCTGTAGATTATGCAAATTCGTTGCTTGGCTCGTTCGGTGCTCCTGAACGTGAGAATGACGAAAAGCGTATATCTGAAATCCTTGACTTTTTTAAAAACCTCTAACCCTCAACAAAGGAAAATAAAATGTCCTTCCGTATGAAACAAAAATACAAATCTGCTCCTTGTGGCTCTGTCGTGAGTCTTGAGGAAAAGACCCTTGAAACTGGCGTTGTTGAAACAAAGGCCGTTGATCAATGTGAAAAAGTTCTTCCCAAACCTGAGCTTTTTGATTTGGCTGACAATCTCAAGGCTGGTGTTAATCTTGAAGAAACTTCTAGCAAGATTCTTGAAACTGGTTTTATTAACGTGGAGTCCATGTATAAAACTGAACCCAAAACTGAACCCAAAACTGAACCTAAAACTGAAAAGGAGAAACTGAACGATGAAAACTAATATCCAAAAAGATATCAAAATTCCTAAGAGTGGTTTTAAACGCTCTAAGTTTAATTGGTCGCATGACGTAAATACTACTTTCGGCTGGGGTGAAATTCAGCCGACTGAATGTAAGTTGCTTGTTCCTGGCTCTAAGACTATCAATAATTCTAAAGGCTTGGTTCGCTTCGCTCCTATGCTTGTTCCTACTTTCGGCCGTGTGCATTATAAAAGCTTCTCGCAATTCGTACCCCTTGAAGATGTGTTCCCGAATTTCGGTTCTTTCATGTCTCAGGAACCTACATCTACGGCTGCTAAGACTGCCGTGGCGAAAAAGTTGTGTTGCGCTCCGCTGGCTCATGTATCCAGTTGGTGCTTCCTCGGTGCTCGTGCTACTATGTATTTTGCTATTCCGACTAATGATGGTAAAAGCGCTCAGGAAAATGCTGCTTATGGTAATTACATTACTTGGTTCCGTCAGAATCCTAACGCAGGTCAGTCTCAGTCCGATTGGCGTCAGTGGTTTGATAAGTTTATGACTGCTTCTAATCAGGCTGTGCAAAATGAGCAGGATACTTGGAATCATGATTCTAATCAGTTCTTGCCTAAGCTTGATGCTGTTACTATTGATTTCAATAAACTCGGTCAGATGTATGCTGATGTTTTCCCGACTGGTACTATTATTCGTCTTTCTAATCGTGAAACTAACGATTTGTGTCCAGTTCGTCGAGATTATCAGCCTAATCTTTATGGCGGTGATGCATCTATCCAGGCTTGGCAGCGTGAAGTTACTATGGAATCTGCTGACTTTGTGTTGGAAGGTCATGTTAACAATAATGGAGAAGATGTCTATTTTGCTTTTGCCTTTGAGTTCTCTGATTATGGCAAGCGTATCAGAAAGATTCTTCAAGGTTGTGGATATCAGATTTCGCTTACTTCTAAACGCATGGTTTCTATTCTTCCTTTGTTGGCTCAGTATAAGGCTTACTTTGATGTCTTTGGACTTCAGCTTTACCAGTCTTGGGAAACTACCTTCTGTAACAAATTTATCAAGTATATGACTAATGAATTTGTCAATGAGTTGACTGATTTTGTACCTCGTACTAGTCAAGTATATTCGGCTGCAAATGATGTGTTTAATTTGCATGCGTTTATGCTTGTTGAACTTGCTGACGAATGGTATACCGATAGACCTGATTTCTATGGTGCTCATATTGAAAAACTCGGTGTTTCTCCTCAGCTGGATACTACTAAATTTATCTCTGTAGCTTCTGATGGTGGTATTCAGCAAGGTGCAAACCTTGATAATAACAATTCTAGTGGTACGGCATATGGTGGCGCTAATGTTACTCAGGTAGAATTTAATCAGGTATCTGAGGTGTTCTCGAACTTGCCGTATATTAAGCAGTTGCAGCATGGTCAGGTAGATGCTACGCTTTTGCAGCGTTGGACTCGTTGGATTAACAAGTATTCTATCCTTGGCCGTGCGTTTGATAAAATCATGCGTGCTTTCGGTCTTGGCAAGTACCTTGATGGGATTGATTCTACTTTCATTAGTTCTAATGAGCATATGCTTACTATTTCTGATGTGGTTTCTATGGCTGCTACCGCTGACGCTACGCTCGGTGAATTTGGCGGTAAAGGTCTTGAATACTTTGAAAATCGTAAGGAAGTATTTGAAAATGATTCCTACGGATATTGGATTACTTTGTCCTGTATTGTGCCTGAATCGGGTTATACTCAGAATATCGATTTGACTCTTGACTGCGTGGATAAGATGGATATGTATCAGGCTGACTTTGATGCAATCGGTCAGGAAGCTACAACTAAGGAAAGTCTTGTTGCTGCTCAGTCTATTTCTACTACTCATACTCAGGAACTTGTTGAACATACGTTCGGTTTTGTTCCTCGTTTGTCTAAGTGGAAAGTTCACAAGAATCTTGTGAATGGTGACTTTAATCGTCATGGTCTCCGATCCGTGTATCTTCCGTATACTCTTGATAAGCAGTTAAATATTAATGACTTTGACGTGGACGTTCAGGATTATCGCAACCCGCAAGGTGCTGTAATCTATAATTTTGTGCGTCTTAATAAGTCTCGCCGTGCTGCTGGCCTTCCGTGTGCTGGTAATTGGGCACGTACTCCGACTAAGTATAAGTGGCTCGGTAATTTTGACCGCATCTTTGACAAGCTTGATGAAAAGGCCGTTCAGGAATCGGTAAATACTGACCTTGGCCAGTTCATCGGTTGGTCTGATTTCAATCGTGATAACTTCATGTTCCATGGTATCCAGTCTATGACTTGCTGGGCTCCTATGAAGCCTATTGAAGAATCTTACGGACTGGAAGAGGAGGAAAATCCGAATCAGTCTGGCGTTGAATACGTAAATAAGGCGTAACTTTGTATGTAATTTTGCATATAAACTTTGTATGTAATTTTACATATAAAGTTTGTATGTAATTTTGCATATAAACTTTGTTTGTAATATCACATATAAACTTTGTCTGTAATCCTTGATTTTATGCGGTTTTTGGACTTCGTTTGTATTTGGTATTTTTTATAAAGTAATTTATTTGGAACAACTTAAAAATTTTAAACAAATGAGGTTTTATGTCTATTCTCGGTGGTCTTGCTATTGCTGCTGGCACTAGCTTTATGAACAATATGTTTGCTCAGAAGAATGCTTCTGATGCTTACGAGAGAGAGAAACAACTGATGGATAAGCAACATTCTATGAATGTTGCGGATACTATTAATGCCCACACGTATAATGTTGAAGGTATGCGCATGGCTGGTTTGAATCCTGCGCTCGGTCAAGGTGCTACGCCTGCCGTGCCTGAAACTTCTAAAGGCTCTGCTGATATGGCGCAGACTATTCCGTTTAATGCTGCTGATGCTTTGGCAGCTGCTCAGGTTGAAAACGTGAAGGCTGACACTGATATCAAGCGTGCTCAGGTTCCTCAGATTCAGGCTGATATTAAGTCTAAGTTTGCTGACATTCTGTACAAGTCTGCTGGAGCCAAAAAGATTGAAGCCGAGACTCAGAATATCAATAACCTGAATGCTGAATTCAAGGCTCAGAATGATGCCTTAGCTGGTTTCGGTCAGGTTATGGCTCAGAAGTGGCAGTCTCAGCCTTGGTACGCTGGCCTTGCTCCTGATACGAGAAATACTATTGATGCTCTCGCAGCTGGTGAAATTCCGCTTTCTGTTGGTGCCATGGCTGCGCTTGAGAAGACTATTGATGCTCAGAAAAATCTTTCTGATGCTGATAGGACTTTGGTTAAGAATGCGTTTGATAATGCTGTTAGCTCTGCCATGTTTAGCGATGAGTCGGTAATGCGTGCTATTGCTCAGGAGCCTAGAGATAAGCGCAATCTTCTTTATAAGCACATTGACGAAATTGATGCTGCTATTAAGAAAATAGATGCTGAAATTCCGAATATCGTGCAGAATCTTAAAAATTTGAAGTCTCAGAAGAATCTTACTGATATTCAGGCTGCGTTTGAAAAAGCTAAGTCTCAGGCGTTCAAGGCTGGTGATTTGGATTACCTTAAAAGTCAGGGTGAATATGGCAAATGGCTTGAAAAGTATTCTGAGGATAGACTGGCTGATATCTTCAAGATTGTGCCTGCTGTTGCTGCAGGTCGTGCTGCTGGTAGTGCTGTTAAGGTCCCTTCGGCTCCAGCTGAGTCTAAGCCCATGATTTTTAAGCCTACGGCATCGGATTATGACAAGTTCCCCTTAGGTGATAGAAGTCAACCTTGGTTTAAGTAGCTCCTTCCCTTTCCTCGCTATAAGATAAGCAGCTTGGTTAATTTCAGGCTGCTTTTTTGCGTGGTTGCTATTCGCTTCGTATGTTCTCAAATGGTGCGCCGATGTGAGGCGCTTTAGTGTGCGCCTGACTTTCTAACACTGGTGTGTGTTGTTTGCCTTAGAATGCTGCTCAACGGCCTCAACGGCCTTGAGTTGTAGCGGAGCGACGAGGCGAAGCCGAGACTATTCGTGCAGCTTAGTGAGCTGTTTTCCCTTTGCCTGCGTTGATCATGGTCGCAGGCGGTAGTCCTTGTAAACAATAACGGCACACTGGTAAAATGCAAGAGTATTTATTTACGTGCGTGCGTCTTATTTCCTTTCGCGCGCGCGAAAATTAATAATCGTAGCTCTGCCAGTGATTTCTACAGAAATTTGTGGTAAGTTGGACTCTCAATTTGTCCCTTCACCCAATGCCAAAGGCTAGGTTCTACGCAAAATTTGCGTAAAATAGCCTAAAATATGTAAAAATTCGCTTTACATAGTCCGCATTATCGGCAATTTAGTTTATATTTGTAATGCTTTCAGAACCTCCGTGCCGTTTCGGCTACAATAAAACGGCTGTCTTTTTGGTTCTGATTGCGAAGGTTCTGAAATGAAAACATATACTTTCTCTTGGCGTGCTCATAAATGGAATAAGGAAAACGCTCTTTGTCGTTTCTTGCTCCGTGATTGTTCCGCTGTTACAGCTGTTGAGTTTTTTGTTTGGGAGCTATCTCGCTCTAGTTATGAGTATAAACCTTATTCTCGTCCGCATTCTTTCCGCCTTTCGTCTTGCGGTCGTTTGGTAGCTCGTTCCGCCACCTATCAAGGAGTTTAATATGACGTGGTCTGAAAAAGATAAGGAACGTTTGGAAAAGTCTATTGCTGGTCTTAAGTCTTTTATTGAATTCAAGATTGAGGAACAGCGCAAGCTTTCCAAAGAAATTATTTCTCTTCGTCTTGAATTGGCTTGCCTTGAACATTGTCGTGAGGAGATTTTGTAGTATGGTTGATGTTTTGAAAGATATTGGATTTGAGCCAGTTGAAGAATCTGACTTTGACCATGATTTCCGTGAAATTGTGGTTGAGTGCGACGAGTGCGGAAACACTACAATTACCTCTCATTTTTGGTGTGGTGAATTTCTCCCCATTTCCATGTTTTGCGTTCGTTGCATGAAGCATGTTGCAGCTCATTCTTACTATAAGGATAGGCAGTAATATGTGTATGAAGTGTGTCAAGATAAAGAATAGTTCGCAGGCTGGTATTACATGGTCTTATGTTCCGTGTGGTAAATGTGTTGACTGCCGTCGGAAACTCGCTCAGGCTTGGAGTTTCCGCATAAATTCGGAATTCATGAATCTTAAAAAACGTGGTTGGAATGTCGCTTTTTGCACGCTTACTTATCGTGATGCAGATTTG